GTAGACAGAGTTGCGGCATTTCTTGCACAATGCGGACATGAATCTTTAGATTTTACTGTCCTACAAGAAAATTTAAATTATGGTGCTAAGGGCTTACTAGGGTTATTCAAAAAATATTTCCCAAATGAGGCACTGGCTAAAGAATATGAGAGAAAACCTGAAAAAATTGCAAATAAAATTTATGCAAACAGAATGGGGAATGGACCTGAGTCGTCTGGCGATGGCTGGGCACACCGTGGGCGAGGGGCCATTCAACTTACAGGTAAATTGAACTACCAAGCATTTGCAAATTCAATAGGGTTAACTTTAGAAGATGCAATACAATATTGTGAAACTATGGATGGTGCTATAGAATCGGCATGTTGGTTTTGGAATAAAAATAAATTGAACGCTATTGCTGACAAAAATGATATTGTACTATTGACAAAGAAGATCAATGGTGGTACAATAGGTTTAGAAGACCGTAAAAAACATTGGGAACATAATAAAGAAGTTCTCGCAAACTAAAAGGAAACTTATATTATGAGTATGGAAAGTGATGTTAAAACATTTCTCGACGCTTGCGAACAAAAACCAAGCGTTGAGAATATTTTGCTTTATTATGATTTAATTAAAGAAGAATATACAGAATTTTTAGACGCAGTCATTGCTGAAGATAATATAGAACAACTTGATGCGTGTATGGATATGATCTGGGTTATACTTGGTTATTGCCATATGAAAGGTTGGGATATTCATGGTGCATGGAATGAAGTTGCAACATCAAACCTTTGGAAAATTGATGCGAAGACAGGTAAGGTTATTCGACGCGAAGATGGCAAAATTTTAAAACCAGAAGGTTGGACTCCTCCAGACTTAACTAAATTTATATAATGTTTAATCATGTGGAATGCGTGTTGCCCGCACTAAGTCGAGTTACTTCGGATGACGGTACCCGAGTATATCAAACACCGACAGGCAAAAAATATCCCTCTGTAACAACAGTAACAGGGTTATTAAAAAAACAAGCAATAATGGAATGGAGAAAACGTGTTGGCGAAGCTGAAGCCAATAAAATTTCAAGTACGGCTGCACGCCGAGGAACTCGTATTCATACTTTATGCGAAACTCATTTAAATAATATTCCAGTAGAATGTTCAATGTTTGATCTAGATTTATGGAATTCCGTTAAACCGCATCTGTCAAAAATAAATAATATATACGCACTGGAAAAAACTCTTTATTCTGACCATTTACAAGTTGCGGGCACTGTGGATTGTATTGCAGAATATGAAGATAAGATGTCTGTTATAGATTTTAAAACATCTAAAAGAATAAAAACCAGAGATGATATTCATGATTATTTTATGCAATGCTCAGCATATGCTGTCGCATTTGAGGAAATGACAAAAATTCCAGTACCACAAATAGTTATTATAATAGCAGTAGATGAATCCGAACCTTTAATCTTTATAGAAAAAAGAAATGCATGGATAGAAGGATTTAAAGATTTAAGATTAGAATATAAGAAATGGAAGGGTATATAATGTCTTTTAGTACAGATTTATATGAGGTAGTCCGAGGTGTTGTTTCGCAAGAATTATGCGAGCATCTCGATATACAATTTGAATTAGTAAAAAAATTAACGTACTTACAAGGTGGCCAAAGCGAAGAAAATAAATTTATGTTTGGTGACACGCAAGTTACAAATAGTTTTGCATATTACTCAGCTTTATGTTTTGAATCATTGTCATTACAACTACAACCTCTAATGGAAGAGATTACAGGCAAATCTTTATATCCAACATATACGTATGCAAGAATATATTACAATGGTGCAGTTATGACAGAACATACCGATAGACCCAGTTGCGAATATTCGGCAACCATTAATATTTTTAATGATAATGAACCATGGGACATATGGTTCGATAATCTTAAAGGTGATAGATTCCCGATTAAATTACACCCAGGCGATCTTATTGTATATAAAGGCGATGTATTACCCCATTGGAGAGATGCCTACGAAGGCCAACGACAAACGCAGGCTTTTTTACACTATGTAGATAAAAAAGGTAAGCATAGAGATTATAAATGGGATCATAGACTATATATAGGACTACCAGCTAACACAAAAAGGTGATAACATGAGTACATTAAAAGAATTAACTGCAGAAAAACATACAGAAGCAGAAACACAACCTTTTCTAAAATCCATTTTTGAGGGTAATGTTAATGTGGATAAATATACCTCATATCTATATCAATTACTTTATGTGTATCAAGTATTAGAATTTTACGGTGATAATCATAAATTATTTGCAGGCATAGAAGATATAAAACGATCTAAACACATGGAATTGGATTGGGTGGCATTGAAGGGTGAAAAAGGTGAGCCGGAACATACTTTTTACTCTACTCAAAAGTATGTTAATTATATACATAGCATAAAAGATGATAAACATAAACTAATGGCTCATATCTATGTTAGACACATGGGCGATTTATTTGGTGGGCAAATGTTGGCAAAATTATTACCTGGCCCTAATAATATGTTTAAGTTTAATGATATACCCAAATTAGTAAAAGGTATAAGAGAAAAAATTGATGTTTCTCTTGCAGAAGAAGCCAATATTGCATTTGATCATAATATTAGTATGATAAAGGATTTTAATGATTGACGTATTTCCTCAGGCAAATAAACTTGCACAAAGTATAATTGATAAATTTGGACTTTACAAAGTAGAACAAATTGATCCAAGGTATACGCACAACGACGTGGACTTTACTTGGGATAATTATATTTGGTCAGATAAAAAATTTCGAAGAGCTCACATAGAAATAGTGGATGCATCTGAGACAAAAAAGATGTGGGTTATGCATATGTGTATTTTCCCTCACTATAATTGCCCAGATCCTATATTTGGGTTTGATATAGTATGCGGCAAAAATAAAATTACTGGAGCATTCCACGATTTTTCTAAGGTTGGCGATTCTCAAATGTATATATGGTATAATAGAAAAATGGAGACATTAAAGTGGTCCAAAGGCAGAGAATTACCAGATTGGGCAAAAAGAATCTTTAGTCCGCAGATGTTGGCTGCGGGTAATATTCAAACGCAAGAAGAATTTGATCAACTTAAGAATACGGTTATTGACAATCTTAACTATTACCTATATAATGTAGGAGTACCTTATGCCTCAGCCGACTATTCTGAACAGCATGATTACTATTGTAGGAATCAAAAATTGAATCCTCATACCCCAGCAATGATGGTTAACTTTGGAGTAGAAAAACAAACATTCATGGACTTTATGGATGATGTGTTGTTTCAGGAAAAATGAACGAAGAATTAGAATATATATTAACAGATAGTTTGATTATAACTAAAAAATTTAGATCTCCCAATGAATTTTCCTTATATATTGAGGAACGAGTTATGCGAGAAAGTATTGGATATATGGATGCAATTATACAATATTGCGGAGAGGTAGATATAGATGTAGAATCCATATCTAAATTAATTAATCAATCTTTAAAAGATAAAGTACAAATAGAAGCAGAAGACGGTAACTATTTTAAAAAGAGAGGGAAATTACCCCTGTGATTATGACCGAATACTCAGTGTATAAAATGTACCTAGCATTGAAACTACATTTTACTACCGAAAATTATGATGTTATAGCTCAACGAGGAAAAGTTAGAGCAAGCAAACAGGCATTTGCCAAACGTAAAGATTTATTCTCAATTAAAAAAGTAGCCAAAACATACTCAGATGAAGAGGTGGCAAATTTCCTAGTTGCTAATTTTACATCAGGAGATCGTTGGGGCGGACTATTTGATTCTGAAGCAAGCGAAAGATATGCAGAGTGGAAAAAACGCATAGAGAGTTTGACTTATATTTTTACTAATGATTTGAATAATCTAGTTGATGATTTAGAACAAGATAACAAAATTTTTGAAGATGCTTTTAAAATCACAAAAGCACAACACCCATATATAATTAAAGCATTTCTTAGAAAAACGATAACACTGGAAACTTTAGTTATTCTAGAAAAAATAAATCCTTTTTTAGAAAAATTTGATCAAGAACTTAATAATGACATTATGTGGCCAGATATATCAAGACTGATGAGAAAGTATAAACCGTTTTTACAGTTTGATAAGGAAAAGTATAATGCAATACTTAGACGAAGAGTTGGACATGACAAATCAGAAGATACAAAATCTTGAAAAAGAGATTGCGTATACTAGAGAATTATTAGGGCAAACCATAGAATCATTAAAGGAAACTCAAAGGTACCTTATGAAGCTGGCATATAATCAAGCAGATGTTACAAAAAAGGTCTCTCATTGGCCGTTTATTGTGGTATCCGAAAAAGACGAATAATATAGGAGTTTATTAAAATTTAAAATGAGTAATAAAAAAAGAAACGATGACTTTGATAGAGAAAAAAAGTTTCGGGCAATTAAGAAGAAAAATGCTGTTGACAAGCATCGAAATCTTATATATAATATAGCATCATCCAAAAAAACAGATGATGACAATGGCGAGTTAGATTATGATTACGCAACAGTACTCAAAATTAAACGACGTTAATACAAACATACTTTTTATACACCGCTAATACGAAAGGCACATTATGGCATTCACATCACTATCAGATCTTAGAAAATCCCGCGGCGGATTTGACTCTTTAATGAAAGAGGTCGAAAAGATCGCAAACCCCCAAGCAGAATCTCGAGGCGCAGATGATCGCTTCTGGTCTCCAGAAGTAGATAAAGCTGGCAACGGTTATGCTGTACTACGATTTTTACCAGCACCTAAAGGCGAAGACTTGCCTTGGGTTAGAGTTTGGAATCATGGATTCCAAGGTCCAGGCGGTAAATGGTACATCGAAAATTCTTTAACTTCTATAGGTAAAGCAGATCCTGTTTCTGAACACAACACAGAACTATGGAACTCTGGCTCTGAAGCAAATAAGGAAATTGCTCGTAAACAAAAGCGCAAGCTAAGTTATACAACTAATATTTTAATTGTTAAAGACCCAGCTCATCCAGAGAATGAAGGTAAAGTATTCCTTTATAAATTTGGTAAGAAGATCTTCGATAAAATTAAAGACATGGCTGAACCACAATTTCAGGATGAAAAGCCTATTAATGTCTTTGACTTTTGGGAAGGTGCAAACTTCAAGTTAAAGATTCGTCAAGTTGAAGGTTATCGTAATTATGACAAATCTGAATTTGAGGCTGCTAGCTCTATCTCAGAAAAAGATGAAGATATTGAAGCTATCTGGAGCAAGCAACATTCATTGACACAGTTCTTGGATGAGAAACATTTTAAATCCTATGACGAATTGAAGAAAAAATTCGAAATGGTTATGGGACTAAGTGGTAATTCCGTACCAGGTAAGCGGGCGGAAGAAATTGATCTAGATAATCAATTACCTACATTAAAAGCAGTTAATTCTACGCCTATGCCAAAGACAGAAAAGGCGCCTGTTAAAGCGCCAGCTAAAGAAGTAGATTTCGATGATGACGATGAGTCTTTATCCTACTTTGCCAAATTAGCTGAAGATTAAAAATCTCTAGCTCAATTAAACCCCGCCCAGTGCGGGGTTTTTTAATGTTATGCAAATATCCTACCGTTGTATCTAAAGAAATCATTTATAGCAGTATTGGTATTGACAGGTGAACCTGATACAAAAGACATACCCGAACCAGACCCGGAACTTGCTACAGTAGTATTATTATTTACTATAATCGGCGCAGCTGCAATATCAGTTTTTTCTGCTAAAACTGCACTCTCTTTTTCAACGCCTTTTAGTATAGATGCCATCGGTTGTGCATCTAAACGTTGAGTAACTTTTTCGGGTTTGGATTCTTCAGTGTTATTTAAAGAAACTTTCTTAGGTTTTGCAGGATTTACATTTTCTGGATTTAATTCTTTTTTATTTAAATTATAATTGGGATTTTTTTTAATATCCTCTTGATGTTTTTCTAACAAATCTAATATTTTACTATATTTTGGATCTGCTAAAGCCTCGGGGTCTCTCAAGTTAGGATCATTATACTGTTTTACCGCCCACTCTTTTATTTGATCTGGCAATTTTTTTGCTCGTTGTAATCTTTCATATTCTTCTTTTTGGCCAGCCTCAGGGCCTCCTCTTGAGGGGCGAGGTTTTTGATTATTTAATTTTTCCTTATTTGAGACTTCTGTACTATTAGGTTTTTCGGAACTATTCAACTCATTAAGTTTGGTTGTCATTTCTTTTTCGAAAGACACAGAAGACTGTCCTTTTTTATTTAAAAATCTTAGATATGTTTCTTCTACATTTTTTTGTATATTTGCGGATAATACTTTTCCCTCTTTATCGGCAAGGGTTCCATCTGGTTGTTTTTTATAATCTATTCCATTATAGGGAATAATTTCTCCAGGTTCTACTTGTTGTAATTTTTCTAATTTGCCGCTAGATGTTCTGTTTATTTGCGATTTGTTGCCATCCGAGTTTTTATCATTTGGTTTTTTCTTTGCATCTTCTTCTTTTTGTCTATTGGATTCATTTATAATGTATTGGTTGCCGGGACTAAGTTCTCCCATTCTGTCGAAGCTGTTTGATACTTGATTAGCAACTAAGCCAGCGACTACTGCGGTGCTAGCAACGCCGCCGACATTAATGCCGGTGCCGCTAGGGCGGGGAGGATTTGCTGCCCCTGAATTTGCGGGTCCATTTCTTGTGCGGCCGCGCCTTCGTGAACCATCTACATCTACGTCAACCGAATTGGATTGATTATTATCTAATATTTCTGATAAAGTTTCTACCGCATATTCTATGCTATCTGTAAATGTTTTTCCTAATTTGTCAAACGACGGTATTAATCTAGAACTTAATTCTAAACCAATAACTTTTGAAAATTTTACTATATCCAAAGGTTCATTAATTTTTTTCGCTTCTTCATTCACCGCCGGCTTTTTCTCTATTACTTTTTCTCTTTCTTTTTTGTTAACTGTCCTTGTATTTAAAGGAGTTCTTTTATTTGTATTCTCAGCAACAGGTTTTTCATTTGTATTAGCATCATTATCAGAATCATTAGATGTTTTAATTATATTAATATCGTCTTGGATTAAGGAAACACTAGTTAGTGTTTTGTCGGATAGTATTTTTAAAGATTTGAGATTTTCTGTCAATTGTTCTTGATACTTATTTGTAACAATCATAGACTCCAGTATATTTTTTATTATATCCCTGTCTTCAGTATTTTTAGATTTTTTATCTTTAGCTTTGTCATTCTTTGTATCGACCGGTTTCGGTTGATCCGACATTTTGTTGGAAGATGGCTTTTCATTACTTGTTTGGCTTGCAAAATATTCTCGAATATCTCCCATCGCTTTGCCAAATACTTCTGCGGAATAATCTTTAAATTTTTCCAGATAATCATCAGAACTTTTTTTATTACGTTCGACTCTAGGACTTGGAGTTTGTTTTTTACTTACCTTTTCATCATTTCTTCGTTGTCTGGTTATTTGATTGGTTAGACCCTGTAAAACTTTAGTTTGATATGATAACGTTTCTCCCTGTTGATGCAAGGTTTCGAGTATCAGTCTTTCACTAGCTGACATAGCTTGAGGATTTGTCGGTAAGCTCATTCCTGGTTATTCCTTATTTGTCTTTGTTTCTTTCTCTCATTTTCTTCATTTATATGATTAATAAGCATTGCCACATAAACATCTCTTTCCCATGGAATCATATTTTCTATTTCTGATAAAGAATAATTATGATTTTTTACTAATGAAAAATTTAATTTAAAAAAGTTATGAAGCCCCTCATGGGAAAGGGTTATACGAAAAAATTTTGCAGACCTTCTAAATGCATTTCATTATGTTCACCGCATACGTTACAATTTTTTTCTATATGCTGAACTAATTTTGGCATTGTTAAAAAGAAATTTTCTATAAGTTCAAATTGACTTTTAGAAAATGAATTTACAAATTCTAACAATTCCTCTTTAGTGTATTCCTCATATATTGCATCTTCAGTATAAATGGATTTTATACAAGAACTTAAAAGATCTACAATTTTATCAGATTTAAAATTTTGATAGATATTAATCATTTCTTCAAATTTTGGGTATCTCATTTCGACAATAATTTTATCAGTAATACTAATTTTTGTACTATGAGCCGGATCTTTTTCTACAGCAGCGTTTGTCAAATCTAATTCGAAAGGAATTTTATTATCACAACTGTTGCAATCCAATGTCAATTCTACCACTTCAGAAATAGATCTAGCTCTTAGATTTAAGAATATATATTCTATATCAAAATTAGATAATGTATCCATTTTTAATTTATTGAATGTGCATGCATCAACTAACTCTGTTACAATACGATTAACCTCATCCGCACCTGATTCTAAAGTAGTTAATAATACTTTATATTCTTTAACTAAAAAGGGCCTAAAGATTATTTTTTCGTCGGTTGATGGTAAAATCAATTCATAAGTTGGTGTTTCTAATATAGGTAAAGTCATTTTCTAATTCCTTGGTTTGTAGTTATTATCATTGTGAGGTTATTCAAAACTAATGCCGTCCCATTTCGGTTCAGTTACTGTTTTATACCATTCATTTAAATATGTTGGTTGAGATTTTTCTGATACAGGGCCAAATTTGCCCTGTCGAACATTTTTTGTTGCTGGTAAAAGTAACGGGTACGGTATACTGTTTGTTATCTCATGTATAGGTATCCATCGTCTATATGCAAACGTTACACTTAATTTGTGTATTTGATTTTGAGAACTTTGATTTAAATCCAATAAAGACATACTTCTAGGGAATGCATTTTCCATAACTATTCCATACGTAACTTCATCTTTTTCATTAAGTTGTTGTATTTTAATTTTATTAGAAATATAGTGTGCTTGATAATATGCAAAATATTGTATTGGATCAATAATTTGCCCCATCCATGCATCAAAAAACGCTTTTATTTTCATATCTCTATCTAGATTAAAAATCATTGTCATGCCTTCTCCGCCATAATCAACATTGAATGGTTTTTGATAGTTTGGGCCGTATATTCTTTGTTGTCTAATACCTATAGTTTGTCCAGGAAAATTTGCAGATTCGCAATAAAGTTCTAACCTTCTTGCCATAGCTCGCCCGCCTATCTCAGGATACTCAAGACTAAGAGGTATCTGTATATTCACTTTAAATCTATTTGGTTTGGCTACACCGTCGTTTTTTACTTTTGCTATAAATTGTTCTAGTGACATTTGTTATTACCTGTACTTTAATTTGGTGTCTCGCCAAATTTTTTCTTTTGTGGGTTGACTATTACCTGCGGATTTAAATCTTTCAACGGGCAACATTGCTGCGGTTACCCAATCATTAAAATTTATTTTTAAAAATCTAGATTGTAAATGATGATTTAAATAATGTTTAACACATGCAGTTGCGGGTGCATATCTAGATGAACTATTTAATATTTGCCATGATATTTGTATTCTCGATTCTTCAGTTATTCTTTTATCTAAAGTTAATTTACTTAATTCGCCTAATAATTGAAACCTAGCCAAGTATGGCAAATAATGTAGGTTAATACCTAAAAACCCATCGGGTACAGTATTAAACGGCAAAACTAAGGGCACAGTATCATAATAGGGCAAAGTCTTTTTATGTTTCGGATCATATATAAAAAGATACATTTCTCCAGGATTTATCCTAGACGTCAATTTTTCATTTCTAAGTAATTGAGTACCTGTTACATTTTTCCCTAGATTTTTTACCTGTTCTCTATACCACTGATATGATTTTTGCGTATCTCCCGCTTTCATATCAATGGTTTGAAATATACTATTCGCCATTTATAAGTCCTAAATCTTTTTCTGTCAATACCATAAATTTCATGTTCCTATCCTGACAAAATTCAAATGCTGCTTTCCATTTGGCTTCATTTACTCCATACTGAAATACCTCATCTATAAATTTTTTAGTTTTTCGTTCAGGTATAGATGGGGGTTTTGTATATCTTTCGGGTTTTATTTCCACTAAGTATTTTTGAATTCCGCCGTTTTTATCTTTTATTTTGATATAAAAATCTACAAAATATCTATGAACTTTTTTGTCCAGCGGTGATACGTAGGGAACAATAACTGTCTCAGACCCCCATTCCTGCACCGAAATATTTTGATCGCACCATTTCATAAATCGCAATTCCCACAAAGAACGATATACAATATTTCCCACGTCTCCTTTATATTTTGAAGGATTCTTGGTTCTAAACTTGCCCTTATAGGTTTTGGTATACAACATCTATTATAAATAATTATGTTCCAACAATATTTATAAAGAAAATATGTCAACTAAAGGCAACCCACCGAGTGATACTGAGCAATTAAAAGCCGCATCTTTTGAATATAGCAATCAGGATCAAGACAGAGGCTATAGAATTGGTACGTATGAATATCCTGAGGATTTAAGAAACCGTCCGGATTTGCAACACTATGTGGCGTTTTATGTAAATGTACGGGATAAATCTACAAGGGGAAAAAATAAGAATCCTAAAGAATATTTTTCTGAAACAGATACAGAAACTGGAAGAATCAATGCCTTGCGAAATAACGGGGCACCTTTATCTATAAAAAATCTCGAAACTGGATTAGCAGATGTATTATCGGTGGCAAAAACAGGGGCAGGAGTGTTAGCATCGTATAACGTTTTCAAAGGATTAAATTCTAGATTAAAAAATCCAAGAGATGCAATAATAGGCGGACTAGGCGCAGGAGCATTAACTTTGGGGGCAATAGAAGTAGGAGAAGCTTTATTAGATATAAAAAATCTTCCTGCATTTACTCCAGGCAATACTTCAAGATTAAAAGATGTAATAACACTACATGTGTCAGAAAAGCCCGTGGTTAAATATCAAACAAATTATACTGATAGAGAACTAGGGACGCTTGCAGGATTACTTGTTCAAGGGTCTGCAAAAGAAACGGTTGCGCAACCGATAAAAGATCCAGAGTATCAGGCAGCATTACTTGCAAGCCTTGCAAAGATACCAACATTAAAATCTAAGGGCGGTCTAATTTCAGATATACTTGAATTACAATCTCGAACAAAAACAAACCCTTTTAGAGAAGTTTTATTTGAATCTGTAGATTATAGAAGTTTTAATTTTAGTTATAGATTTTTTCCAAAGAATAAACGCGAAACTGAAAGTGTAAAAAGGATCATAAAATTATTTAAAGTAAATATGCTTCCAGAAATAACCTCAGAAAAATTATTTTACATCTATCCATCAGAATTTGATATTGAATATTTTTATAAAGATTCGCCGAATCCATACTTACATAAATTTGCCAGATGTGCGTTAGTTAATATGGA